ACTGTACCATCTCCATTACCAACTAAACCAGTTGAAAGTGAAGCAGCTTCTATAGCAGCAGATACTTTTCTATCAACCTTAGCTGAAAGGTTAGCTCCCATCTGTCTTACCTGCATAGATAATACATCATAGTTAGCTGTAGCTTCATCAAAGTTGTCAATTCTTCTAGCAACATAAGATGGTCTATCTAGGTTGATAATTCTATTATCAACAGAACCATCAGTTACACTAATTTGTGTACCAGTAGCATAGGTAGATATTAATCCATCAGTAGTGTCTTCTTTACCTTCTATTGTGAATTGTGCACCTGTTCCTCCAGTAATAGAGCGACTATCAACTAAAGCTGAAAAGATGTTATTTCGAGTGAATGCCTCTAATGTATCGACATGAATATCACGACTTAAAGTATCTCCTGTTGTACCACCAGTGTTGGGGTCAAAGCTTCCATTATATGCCATTGTAAATTCCTTGTGTCTTTCGACTAATTAAATTTTGTTTTGGTTGTCTTGCTTTCAACAAAGTTCAATCTTTAAAAGGACACAATCAAATGTGAAGATGTCTAAATAAGAATGTAGTGTAAGTCGAAGATTCGACTAACCTTGTTGAAATTGTATCATAATTTTATCTACCGAAAATAACTTTATCGTCAGTAGCATTCATCCTAGCGTTAAATTTAGCCCTAGCATCAACATCATTTTTACCTTTAAATGTATTGAGATAACCTCTATCTTTCAACATCTCCCCCTTAGATTTATATCCACTAACAGATGTAGATACATTATTAGAACCAGCTATTCTCTGAGTGTTTTGTCCAGTGGAGTTAAGAAACTCAGAATATAAACCTTTTATAGCAAACTCTCCAGCACTACTAACAACATCTTTGTCAAATGAAGCTTTCTGTTTATCTGTCAATGTTTCATTAGCCCACTCTATCATCCTAGAATAATTCTCTTGTCCACCAACTGATTGATGAGCTATTCCTATTCTCTCTTTGAGTTCCATAGCTCTAATCTTAACATCCCTAATATCTACTCCAGAATCAACTAACTTCTGCTCTTGTTCTTCAGTTAGTTCCATACCATTAGACATATACTCAGGCATAAGTTCTTTCACTAACTCATTCTGAATCTGTGTTGCTTGATTAGCTTCTTCTTTAGCTATAGCATCAGCTTCTCTAGCTTTGTTTTCGTCAGAAACCTCTCTCATCTTATTAGTATGAACTACTTCTAATTCTCGATATGACTTAGCTAAGTCATCTACGGTATCAAATTTACCAAACCACTTACCTTCTTTCATATTTTCCTGAGCATATTCAGACATACCTGATTCACTAGGTAAACCTCCTGTCTCTTCCGACATTATTTACCCCTTTGGCTATTCTTGAACTTAGCCTTTATGGCATCCATATCTTCGTTGGTTAATCCATGCTTCTCCATAATATCTTTCTCTGACCAGCTTGGTTCTTTCATTAGCACTCCATACTCTTCCATACTAATCTTAGTCTTAACACCTTCTGCTCTACCCATAACTCTACCATTCTTCTTTGAGTATTCTCTATACTCATCTGCTGTCATAGTTTTTATAGTAGAAGTTATTACTTCGCCTTCAATAGCTTTATTGGCAGTTACAACTGCCTTAGCAATAGTCTCTACTAAATCAGTAGTTTGAACATCCTTCGTTGCCATGTAAAATCCTTTAAAATTATTGTAGTCTAGCTACAGTGAGCCATCCTAAAATGGCTCTAGTAACTCACTCTTGTGTCATCTTCTGTCCTGCTCCTTCTCCAGCAGTTCTACCTAAGGAAGCAGCTCCTTCTTGCATCATGGTTTGTTCTTGCATCTGTTCTTGACTAGCTTTTTGCTCTTGAGCAACCTCTGAATCAGTCTTAAATAATCCAGTAGGGTCAACACCTTCATACAGTGCATATCTATTTATAACCTCTGCTGCATTAAGTCTATTCTGAGCATTAAGTTGAACTATCCTCTGGATTAAACCATCTAGCTTTTGTGACTCAGCAGTCTTTCCTAATGCATTCAATCCAGTTATGATGTTAACATCTATAGTATCAAATTTTATATTAAGTTCATTCATTACCCAAGTAACCAATCTCTTAGTGATAGAAGTTGCAAACTTGCTATATATACCACTTAATGTGCTTTCTAATTCTCTAGCCATATAAGCTACTTCTTGTGCAGTAACTCTTTCTGCATCTCTAGTAGATGAAGAGTTCATAAGAAAAGCTCTTGATAATATATCTTTTAGCTGACTAAGTCTTTCCATTGGTATTTTAAAATCAAAGTTCTTATCCAATTGAAAAGATGTAACATCATCCATTCTACCATCAAGGACATCTCCATTTAAACTATTGGCAACATGAACCTTCTTTGTGACACCCATAGGATTAACAAACAACAAAGACTTAGAAGCTATAACACTACCATCATTGAGTACTCTAGATAGTTGGTTATATGCATTTAGGTCTCCTCTCCATTGCTCACAGTAAGGTCTATGATATGTATCTCCCTTATTAAATGACCAACCAACATATTGAACAGGTAATGTTTCATCTGTATAGGTCCTCTCATCTATAAGTTTATCATTGATTTCTTGTCTCATAGTCCAAGTAGAATCTTCTAGTTGATACAATGTATATAATTTAACTGTATCGTTAATATCATCTACCTCTCCTATATCCAATCCTTCAGGTATGTTTCTAGGACTTATCTCTTCCATTAATCCTATCTCTAATGGATTACCACTATCATCTAGAGATACACCAAAGCTTCTTAATCCATGATACCTGATACCCTTTCCAACAACCTTCTCTATAACACAAGAACCTACAATTTGTAGATAACCTACAATATCATATAATGGAGTTCTCATATCTTGAGCTTCCATTTCTTTATTAATTCTCACAGATTGAGTAGAAGTCATTTTGTTTATCTCTTCCCTTAGCTTACTATCTCCATCAGTCAACATCTCCATAGCTTGAGAATCGGGGTCTAATTTAAATGGTATAGATGCACTTGGCATAAGTGAATTTACTATCTTCGCACTCAATGAATTTACTGCCATAGCTCCTAACGAGTGAGATAAACTATCTTCCATCTTCTGACTATCACTATATCCATCTTTAGGAAATACAGCTGGTATGGTTAATATAGAATATCTTTCTGCTCTTGTTTCATATTGGTTCACTGTTTGTCTGAGTTCAGTATATCTCTGCTTTACTTCAGCCATTATACACCAAACCCTAAACCACTACTAGATACTCCATCTTTCTTACTAGTAGGTGCTTTTCTTATAAGCAAGTCTGTAGCATTTGAGGTTTTCTTCCTTTTACTAGTAGTTGCTACTGTAGCTGTTTCTCCCATAGGTCTAGTCTCCTTTCTCACTCTTTCTTGCTCTAGTCTCCTAGTTTCTGCTTCAGCTTGTGATTTTGCATCTCTCTCAGATGCTAGTCTATTAGACTCAGCAAATCTACTCTGTTCAGCTTCCATCTCTTGAGTCCTAAGTACATTCTGTTCTGCTTGTAATCTTCTACCCTCAATGATAGACCTATTCTGTGCATCCACCTGTGCTTTCTGTGCAGCCATAAACCTATCATTCGCTGCATTTTGTTCTTGTGTAGACATATATAACTGTCTATCTGCTGCATCTCTAGCTGCATGACTAGCTCTTCTTGACGAGTACATTGCTGCTCCAGCCGATAAGACTGCTGCTGCTGCAATACCAGCTCCAGTTGATGCATATACCATTGGTGTATGACCAATTAACTTCATGTGAAAATTATTCATCTATTAACTCCTTTGTAATATATATTATCTATCCTACTAAACCCTGTCTTCATAGCATACTTTTCTAACCTATGATTAGTAGTAGTAAACACTACCTTATCATGAGAGTTAGCTAAAACCAAACAATCCTTCATCATCTTATATGGGAACTTAACATCATCTATTGTACCACTATTAATATATAATACATCACTAATGAATACATTGCTAACTATACCTTTATACTCATCATATATAATAGTGTCTCCATGAACCAATGTATACAACCATTCTTTCGTTATTCCTGTACTCCAAAACAGAGGATACAATATAACCAAGGAATTAACATCTAACTTAAACATCAAAACCCAACATAGACTCAGTTCCTACTGTACTAACAAAACCTATACCTCCAATACCAGAATCCTTAGCACCAATACCAATTGTAGCTCCACCTGAAACACTATGTGACTGTAAGCCTATTGGTTCATTAGATGATTGAGCAATACCAGTTTCAACCTTAGTCTTTATTATAGTATCTTTACCACTCTGTTCTACCGGAGCAGTTTCTTTCAATATTCTAGTTTGTTCAGCTCTAAACGCTTCTTCTTTGGCTGCTTCTTGTTCTGCAAATATTCTAGCATTCTCTTCGGCTTCAACTCTTAACCTTTCAGTTTCAGCTTGTATAGCTCTCTGTTGAGCCACTGCTTGTGCTTGTTCTCTTTGGGCTTCTTGTTCTAATCTACGAGTATTAGCTTCTTGCTTAGCAGTTGCAGCATCTATCTTATCTTGTTTCTTTTTATATACTGCTTTTACATAATCTATTTCAGCTAGAGAATCATATCCAATCAAATTGTTAGGACCCTCATATGTGTCATTTGGAGAATAAGTGAGTCTTAAAATA